AAGCCAATCATCATTTAATGGGTACATGTTCTGTGTTCTGGAGCTAGATATTTTCTTGTAGATGCTAAAGTTGGAGCCGTCTACAATGTTTAGCGGTACTATCTTTGCGCCTGGGGTTTGTCTGAAATTGCTCATCCTTGAGCCTCACAATTATTTTTTAAATTCCCAATATTCAATATAGTTGATAGCGTTGAACATGACTTCAACATTCTCTTTAAACTTGCCAATCCCTGTATTGCAGTTATGACATAACAACCCACGAACAGCACCAGATAGATGACAGTGGTCAATGGCAAGCCGTAGGGTCTGGCCTTTGTTTTTAGAGCAAAGCCTGGTTTCAGGCATCCCACATATTGCGCACTTGTCATTATGATCCTTTTTAAGTTGCTCATATTGCTCCCAACTTAAACCCCTCAGCGTTAAAACATCTCTTATACGATGCCCCTTTGGAAGGGTTGCTCTATATCGACTTATAATGTCTCTATATTTTTGCGGGTCTTCGTCTCTCTTTAACTTCTCTCTAACATTGCGCGCAGCTTTGGCTTCTTGATCTGTATTGCGCTTTGTATTCGCTGTAGCTCTATGGCAAATAGAGCACCTACCATCCCCCTTTACATCTTCTAATTTAAGCACTCCGTGCTTTTTACATGTTTTAGCCAATCCCCTCATTCGTTTTTCAAATATGCAACGCCTACATCTCAATGTATAACCAGCTAAATATTGAGAACCCATTGCCTTATATATATCTTCTGGTTTTAATGCACCGTGTTTTGTGCATGTCTTTTTTAGTTCACCCATTTCACGCTACCCTTTAAAAAAAGAGCATTACACATTAATCCCAACCCAAACCAATCAACCAATACCCCATCCCAGGCCTATATTTATCTGCGACCAACTCAATGTGCTATTTTTTTGGAATGTTGATATTTTGTTTTGGGTTAAATCCATTGGTGCAGACTTAGAAGATATCCATAGTTGATATTGTAATAACTGCTTAGAAACATTTGTGGGTGTGGCAAAGTTATATTCTGTGCAAAGTCTGTCAGTTAAGGAGAACTTCAAATAGTTGATGTAAAACAAATCTAATCCTTGAGGTAGGAATGTTTCGTTTAACGGGCCATTTTGCAAGCTAAAGTCTGAGAAGGTAATAAAGTTGGTAAAGCCTATATCCCCAGAGGTTTGTACCGTTATGTTGGTGCCTCTAAAGCTCGACAATATAAGTTGTGTGCCTGTTACCTGGGCTGTTACAAAAGCTACAATGCCAGTATTGATGTATGTAACCAAGGCTGCAATGTCTGCATAGCTTCCGGCTAAGTCCACAGTGTTAACAACTAGTTGCCCTGCGGCGATTACATATGGTGACACTCCGCCCACTGTTGCGATGCCTAGGTTTGCCGTTCCAAGGGTTGTGTTTAAATCCTGGTTTAACACTACGCTTGTAAGCCTAAATGTACCCCATATCTGTAGTGGATAGTTGGTTTGAGGCTTGAAGTATAAAAATAGCTTTATGCCCCCCATTGTTCTTTCAGAATGCCAATTGAACGGCAATGAATTAATGTTGTCTGCACGAGAAGAGCCAAAGTATGCTTTACGGTTCATTTCACGCATTTGGTATCTGACATCGTTTATAAAGAACGTAAGGGTTTCTAGCTTTTCAAGATTAGGAATAAAGTATTCTTCCTGTCCTGCAACTGCGAAGAAATCGTACTTAGAAAAGTACGGAACCATATCTTTTTCAATTGCTTTGTCAGCCAAGATATCATTTAAAAACTGTAGGCCAGACTGTATTTGCGGCCCTGAAATTGTTTGAAACTCACGAGACGCAATACCGGATGCATAAAACGCATCTGTTATGAGCTTAATAACGCTATATGACATCCTTGCCCCTCCACTTACACAAGCGGAGCCTGTGCTCCGCTATATGTAATTTTCGATTACAGTACGTCTATGTAGCCCTGTACATTAACTGCTACAGCGGAACCTGTTACTTTGTAGTCTATTCCTGAAGCTAAAGTAGCACCTATTGGACAGCTAAGCATGCCAATCTTTACAACTGCTGCAACTGAACCACTTAATACTGCTTGACTGTCGCCTGCTGCGGCTGAGTCTCCACTGCGCAATTCAATTGGATCATCGCCAGCGGTAGGAGTAAAGGTTACTTTGAATAAGCCTTTAACGCTTGCAACTGGCACTGAGCCTGATACGTCTACGGCTGCATATGATGAAGATGAACCAGCAGTCACATCAGTAGCGATAGATGCGCGGTAAGTGATAGTTCTGTCAGCACTGCTTCCATCTTGATCGAAGGCTAGGAATAATGCAGAACCGTCAGTTAATACAGCGCCGATACGTCTAAACATATCATAGCCAAATGGTAACAGTGGGCTTGTGAAGCTTGCTGATATCATTACTTTTGTTTGAACAAAATACCCATCCTGAACAACTGGATCAGATGTTGAAGGAACTGCAAAAGGTGGCACAGATTGAATGCCAGGTGTGCTTGGCGGTAAGTTAATTGCTGAGTTGCTAGAACTGGCGATAACGTACACAGCATAATGTGTAGAGTTACCAATAGTTCCAGTATCTAAGCCACCAGCGCCGCTTAAAGCTGAGTCGATAGTGAAAGCAGTAGTGATTGCTGTGCCATCATTTTGGGGTGGAAGCGATAACACTATGTCATTTAATCCAGTAGAATCACGAGCTTGGCCCTGTGCTACGGATAAAGTAGTAGTAGTTGCAAAAGACAATCCAAGTCCTTGGATATATTTATTACCAAGGTTCCAGACTGCTGTATTTGGTACAGATGTAGGCATTTTAAAGTCCTCTTAAGTTAATCATCAGGGGCAGTTGCCTACCCCCACTTAGTCAATAGTCCCTTAAACAGGGAATGCAATCATCATGGCATCCTCTGGCACCAATGTTGATCCATAGATACAGTCAGTGATAAGACCTCTTACGTTTTTGCCTAACTGACTACCGAAATACGCTCTAAAGCTAGCACCTGATACTTTATCCACTTTATTAGCAGTTGGGAAAGGCACTTCGTCTGGTAACTGAGGCATTGCTAAGAATCCTGATTCTTTAGACATGATTAACCCAGCTCTATGACTTGGCAATACAGTAACTTGCATGCCCACTTGGATTTGTTGGTTTAAGTTCTGTGCATTAGTTGGCAGAGCTTGTAGGTATGGATACACACTTACTGTCACTGTTGAACCACCTGTACTAGCTGCATCGGCTGTAGCTTGGAACTGTACAGGATTACTTGATTGTTGATGGCCAACAAAGGTTAAGTAACGCATGTTAGAGAAGCCTGAAACTCCATCTTTGAACTGGAATTTATCAAACTGCTTAACTGAGTCAGCATCACTGCCAGCAGATGTACCGCTAAAGGAGATAGTATCAATTGCTGAATCTGGGCCATTGTTTGTAACTGCTGTTACTGTCAACACGCTAGCTGCTGTGCCTTCAGTGCCTGATGCATGCACAGGTAGCAAGTTAGACTTGTACCAAGCACAATCAGCGAAAGGCATAAGTTCCCAGCTATTTGCTAACTTGTTGTTACGCTCTGGCGCAAACTGAGCAAGTCCACCGGCAACGATTGCAGGGATGGCCACATCAGATAACACTCCGTAAGCTTCACCGCTGATAGCACCATAGTTTCTGAAGAAAGCCATAGCTTCTGCTAACTGGGTAGGATTACTAATAGGTGTTATACCATTACCGTAGAAACGGTAGGTGTTTGTGCTTGCTAGTTTTGCAATGTTTGCTTCAATTTTTGAACCCATTTCAGCACAAGAAGACATAACAAAACGGTCTTGATAGTTTTCTACGTTGAAAATGAATTGTTGAGCAGTGAATGCATAAGAACTAGAAATTTCGTTGTTCACTGTTAATGGTTGCACACGTTGATCAGCCGGTTGAAATTCAGCAACTAAGCTGTCAACAGTGGTTGCGCGTGGTGGTAAATCAAACGTAACAGTCGAACCTAAGTTAGCTGTCATGTCTTGGAAATTTTTAAATTTTTTGTTGAACTTGCTTATGAAGAAACCAAAATTTTGCATAGCAGCAAGGCCACTAAGCTGATAAGTTTCAACAGTTCGTAGTAGATTAGCCGGTACTGAACCTGACATATTATCACCTCTTAATCCGTTAAGTTAATTAATAGGCTTGCTTAAAAACGATAGTGTTGTTTTAAATCCTCTAACGTCTTAGGGCCGCCCTTTGCACGTACATTGCTAGGTCGAACTTGTGATAAAGGTTCATCATTTGCTTGGTATTCATCTGTTGCAGCGTTTGTCTGAGCGATTGACTCGGACAAAGTTGTTAGCTCTTTAAGACCTCTTGATGGCATATTTCTAAGCCAAGAATTAATCTTCTCTAACTTCATTGGTGAATTTGCCAGCTCGTACATAACGTCTGCTGCATTTTCTAAACCACTGACTGCATGAACTAACTGCGGAAAAGCTGCATGCTCAAAGTCGCCCAACACATCGTCAAAATCTTCGTACTTGTCTTTCCCTGACTTCAATTTTGAAAAATAAGTGTCTGCTACTCTTTGCATTTCAGATTGCCTTGCTTCCACTTCGGCTTGGGTCGCTTTTGAGTCCATGTCTGCTTGCATTTTGGTAGAAACTTGCTGATATATTTCATCAATATCAACATTTTCACTACCCTTCATGCCGCCTACTGCTTGAGTTTCCCCTAGCTTTAGCTTTTCAATTTCGGCCTTATGCTTAGCTTCTAGCTCGCGTCTGACTTTCTCGGCAGAGTTGAACCTTTCACGTCCAACAATTTCGTTTATCTCGGCTTGCGTTTTCTGCACATATTCTGGCGCAGCCTCAACAGACGTATCCTCTACAACACCACTTTTATCTGAATCATCCATTATCAAATCCCACTATTGCCCGGTGACGGTAGTACCCAAAATCGTTTGGTTCGCTCAATTTATACCCTCTTGAGTAGAGGTAGTACCCTGAAAATCTCAGGTAGATTCACACTTATGTATAGTATCGGATAAGGAGTATGTCAATTTTGCTGACTTTTTCAGGGTTTAAAAAATAAGCTTAGACAATGAGCAAAAGGCTTGATATTCTCAGGATATACAGAAAAGGATTTTTAAATGAAGGTTTACAATACAGGTTTGGTAATAAAGACAGCTGGAATAATGCCGCGTAAGTTGGTTTTTATTGACGGGAGATCTAGCGCATGGCCTCCAGAATTTACAAAAGGGCATCCAGAATTAAGGGAGTTGTTTTATACTATGGTGTTAGATATTGAGTCTAAACCTAGGACTAGGGGTCGAGTGAAACTTACTGCGGTGTTTGGTGATGAGCATGGAGAGGTTAAAAAACGCTCTGTGCATGCATGGTGGGATCAACTAATACTTGATCAACCTGTCGACGTTAAGTAGCTTTGTCGACATGTTAGATTGATGTGTCTATAGGGCATACATGTTAACTGGCCGTTAGGCGTAGTTTGGTTTTGGGTTTGGGTTGGTTATCGGCGTGTAACTGTAGTGCTGGCTTTTTAGAGCCGTATAGAAAGAGCATTGCGCCGTTGTTTTGGATATTGATTGTGAAAGTTGGTGTGGCGTTTGCGTTTGTTGCGTTTGGTTTGTTGTAGGCAGATTGATACATTGCTAGCGCGCCGGCGAGGCATGCACCGCCTGGAACTAAGAGAGCTGGCAAGAAAATGCCTCCGATACATAAGCCCACTCCTACAATCAGCGAACCCCAAAAGATTATCCTTAGCCTTACTTGTCGTGTCATATTGCACCCCCGTCAGAGTGTGCGCTCTAGTTATCCCATGCGCTAAAATCTATATCAATGCCTTGAGTCCTTAGTACCGCTTCGGCGGCCTGTTCAATTGGTGTGTTTTGCTTTCTAGAAAGAATCACCGCTAGCGTTCCGCCGATGAAGCAGGTAAAGATTAAAACCCATTGTGTTGCTGTGGCATTTTTCTTTATAAATTCAAACATGTAAATTCCTTTTAGTGCCGTTGCTTACATTATAGACTGTTACCGATTTGTTGCCGAATTTTAGAAAACGGTAGTAATGTTCCATGTGGAACAAAGCCTTAAGTGGGGATGTGAATTTAGATTTCACATATGTGAACTAACACTTCACAGAGGGTGTTCCATGTGGAACACGCCTGTTAAGGGTGCGCGACTCAAGGGCATCATTGCCGCGCATAAACTATGTAACCAGTGTTAACGCTGGCTTTACGCCATATCCTAATAGCATAAATCCAGATTCATTCATATCGTCTTCAAGTACACACCCTACACCCTCTAACGAGTATATGGCTTCATCTTCATCACCTAGATCAATGTAACATTCTAAATCGCCATGGAGCTTAAGTGCCGAGGTTAAGTTATGCGTTAACTCTGATATCTTCATACACGATCCTTGTGTAGCTGGTTATTGATTACTTCTTCTTGGTCGCCTTTTTCTTTTTGCCTTCGCCTGCGACAGACATTGCAATTGCCACTGCTTGGTCTTGTGGCTTACCTGCTTTGATTTCTTTTTTGATGTTAGCCTTTTTCCCTGCACTTGTCTTGGCTTTTAAGCCCTTGATTAACGGCACTTTTATATCCTCCCTTATCTTTGATATCTCATTTTCCATGTGTTCAATTTGCGGATAAAGCATTGAAAATACTACAGATGGCTTTGTCTCCCTGCGTAGTTTCTCCATGTCGCTCAGTAAGTTTAGATGTGCGACTTTCAAAACATGCATCTCTGTTTGTAATTGAGTTATAGCCTCTCTATGTCTGCTAAAAAACATTAAACGCCCTCAAGTTGCTTTGACAAGTAACCAGCAAGCTCATGCTTTTGGTTGCACTCAAGCTCTAGTTCTTGAAGCTTGCAAGCCATGCTAGACATCTTCTTTTCTATCTTATCTATCTCAAACTTAGTCTGTGAAAAAAACCTTTGTGTTTCTTTTGAATTTATCATCTAGTCTTCCCTATACTTTCAATCATTCCCATAGTTAGCTCTACTGCGGTTCGCGCTTGTTCTGCGTCCTCGCGTTCCCTTGCCAGAGCTGCTTTAACTTCATCGCTCTCTATCTTAGCAAGTAATTCAATGAATTTCATATCGTTTTCTTGCTCTTTAATAGCTAGCTCGGCAGCTTTGTTTGCAGCGACTAATTGTGCAGCTTCTCGACGTTGTTCTGTCTCCATTTCAGTTTTAGCTATTTCAGTTTCGGCTAGTATTTCTATCTCGTTGGGTTGTTCTGCTTGCGCTTCTGCTTGCTCTTGTTTACCTTGCATGTACTTGGCTGCCTGCTCTTTAAGATGATCGATGCCGCGGATGTCCAAGTTGTCCAAGATTGTCTCTAAGCCGAAATTGTTTATGAAAGTGGCAAAGTCCTCACTTGCTGCGGTCAGTCTTATTATCTGATCAAGTGCTACCTGTTTTTGAACTGCGGCAGATACACCCATCTCTACTTTAACTAGCAAGTTGTTGGGGTCATAATCCATGAAGACACTTTGTTGGTCTTCTTTCTTGTTGATCACTTGATATGAACGCTTGCCGTCCTTCTTGATGATGGGTAGTGTTCTTGGAGTGTTGTAGTACTTCGGGATTAAGTCTACGATTATGTCTGCCATCCGGTTTAGACCGTTGTTGAAGCCCACCAAGTAAGGTAGAGCCGCTGCGTTGGATTGCATTGCGCCTTGTTGTATAGCCACGCCAGATATTTGCTTGTCGTTAGTTCCTAGCGTTGAGTCGTAGTTACCTAAGATGTTTTGCATGTGCGTAGCTGCACCGTTGAAAGTGCTTTCTAATACTGACGGTATCTGTCTGCGTTCAAGAATCTGTGGCGCATTAAGCTGTATGTTAGATTCTTTGTCTAAAATCTGGTTGTATACAAGCGTACTTGCAAGCTGAGGATTTGTGTAAGCTTCTTGATAGTCATATGGTATTGCTTCAATGGGTACTATGTATTGATGCTGTACAATGTTTTCCATCTCACCAGCTAGCGATTGCCCAGCAAAATTCATAAGCTGTTGCATGTCTTTAGCGTGCATTAAATATGGCCGTGTCATTTGCACTGTCTGACTATTATCTGAACCACCGCCGGAACCTACAGACTCACCCGTACCCATCTGTGAATCGTCGCCCTTTATGAGGGCGGAATTGCCATCAATAAAGACTAACGGAAACTTTGTAAAATTCGTGTCGTCTTTAGATAGAATCTTTTCACCACAAAATTTGTAGCGTTCGAGTGTTTCTAGTTCTGTTTTGCGTGACTGTAGTATTTTCGGAGGCACAGCCATTATTTGTTCTTCATCCCACAATTCAATTAGCTTTTGATATTGATCAATCGGCACAGTATGGCCGTTAGTAAGCTTTACTATTTCAACCTTTTTAGTTTGCTTAACAAAAAGCGACGCAACCATTATCATGTCTTCTTTTTGATTTAGATAAGACCAGCTAAAGCCCTCAAGTGGTGTAGTCGTACCCGTTGCCATGCAGTCGCCAGCGTCCATGTTAAACTCGTTTTCAAAGTCTTCACACGTCATGGGCACAAGCTTACCGCAGTACTGACCGTCTCCCTTGTGCGAAAGTCTAGCTACTGGATCGAAAACCGTTAGCGTGGGATCAAACACCCTTTCACATTCAATCACTTGTTCGAAGCTGCGCGGATTTATGTAACGTGTGATTACTTCACCAACAGAGAAGCCGCCAATTAACAGGTCTTTATAAAACTTATACTTCAAAGAATCGGAACTACTATCCGCGAACATTCCAAGCAAATATCCTTCAATCACTTGTAGTGTTTCTGTAAACTCGGGTGTTAAAATCCACGCTGGCACCCCGTCCATTGCACGCACGTCAAATGACGGAGAGTGCTTGGCAAACTCGCCACATAAGCGTGATGCCATCGCCTCCATAATGTTGAATTGCAATTGCGGTTTACCAATTGCTTGTAGTGCTGCACGCTCTTTTGACGTTAAGTTTGTGGCACAAACGAATTTAGTGAAGTCCCAAAAACGCTGATTGTTTGACTGCCAATATTGTTGCCATCCTTCTACACACTTTTTTAATTTTATTAGTTTCTCGGCGTTGTTTCGCCCCAGTTTATACGACATTAAATCATCCTTTATTAATAGCCTCTTGCATTCCTTAGAGCATTCATTCTTGCGCTAAAGACTTGAGCATGCAATTTAGCTGTGTTTCTGTGTGCCTCATTTGCGTGATCTCTAACATGTAGCGTTTTGTCAATTAGAGCTATCTTAACTGCATCATAAGCCGTATCTGCAATATCATCAAAGCGATGGCTGTTATTCGCAGTGATTTTCATCATGTGACTAACGCACATGCCTATATGCCTCGCTGCGTATGAAAATGAGATTAACTTACTAGCTATTATAGGCTGCATTTCAAGATAGCGATCAGCTTTAGAGCCTGATGCTTTTGTACGCTTCACGTCACGCACTTCAAGACCTCGCATTTCTGACAAAACACTACACAATGTAACGCCTGTAGATTTCTTTTCAATGACCGCTACGCGCGGTTTAACTGGATGTAACATGCACTGACTATAGAAAGATTGAAACTCGGACTCAAGTTCTTTTGGCTCGACTCTTATTTCGTTACAGTCTATCCAGTGCAGCGCGTATTCTTCTATTTC